AGAAAGTTAAAGGTATCATGAGAAATGTGCCTGACTGGCTGAGCATCGCCACAATTTCGGTAGACAACAGAACATCTTTCGAGCTTTCAAATGGTTCATCGATTAAGGCTGCTTCTACTTCTGGGGATGCCGGCCGTTCTGAAGCACTGTCTCTCTTGGTTCTAGATGAGGCTGCTCACATTGAGGGATTGGAAGAACTGTGGACTGGTTTGTATCCAACGCTGTCTACTGGTGGACGCTGTATTGCCTTGTCAACCCCCAACGGCGTCGGGAACTGGTTCCACAAAACCTGTACGGACGCAGAATCCGGCGCAAACAACTTTAATTTAACGACTCTTATGTGGGCAGCCCATCCTGATAGGGATGAGGCTTGGTATAAAAAAGAAACCAAGAACATGTCCAAGCGACAAATTGCGCAGGAGCTTGAGTGTAACTTCAATACTTCGGGCGAAACTGTTATCGACCCAGAATGTATGGAGTGGCTGTTATCGAATGTGTGTGAACCAAAACATCGCACCGGCTTCGATCGTAATTTTTGGATCTGGGAAGAGTTCGATCCGAGTTGCAATTACTTGATGGTATCGGATGTTGCACGTGGCGATGGGGCAGACTACTCTACATTTCATATTATAAAATTGGAGACTCTGGAAGTGGTTGGGGAATATCAAGGAAAGCCAACTCTCGACATGTATGCAGGAATGCTTAATCAAATTGGAAGAGAGTATGGTGGTTGCATGTTGGTTGTCGAAAACAACAATATCGGCTATTCGGTATTAGATAAGCTTATTGATTATGCATATCCCAATCTATATCATTCAATCAAGTCTACGCACGAATATATCGAGCAATATCAAGCAGAGTACACTAACTCTTCTGTTCCCGGATTTACCACGTCAATGAAGACGCGCCCCCTTATCGTTGCAAAACTAGAAGAATTCATCAGAAACAAACTAATTAAGGTGTATTCATCTCGCACCATTAATGAGATGAAGACGTTCATTTGGAGGAATGGCAAGCCGCAGGCGATGAAAGGCTACCATGATGACTTGATCATGGCACTAGCAATTGCATGTTGGGTTCGCGATACGGCTCTGCAGGCGAATGCTCGGGAGCTAAATTACCAAAAAGCGTATGCAAATTCAATCTATACTTCGAAAACTACTATGAATACACAAATACCAGGCCAAGAAGGCTACAAAAAAAATGATTTGTTTGATAGAATGAATGAAGCTAAAACGAATTATGAACAATACAAATGGATTATAAAGTGAGAAATAAAAATGGCAGATAAAAATTCAAGAAATACGCAGTCCCAGCTTTTTAAAGCGCTCACTCGTCTTTTCTCTGGACCGATTGTAAACTACAGATCGCAAACTGGCAGGAAGATCCGGCGCCAGCATCTAGATAAATTTTCAACTAGATTCAAGTCCGCATCCGGTCAACAGTTTAAGAAGTCTCTTTACAACCCGCTTGACACAATCGCTGCCAACGCGATGCAGAATCAACGACGCGTCGAGCGTTATGTGGATTTTGATCAAATGGAATACACTCCTGAGATTGCATCAGCACTGGATATTTATGCTGATGAGATGACGACTTATTCTGATTTGCGCCCGATGCTGAGCGTCAGGTGTCCCAATGAAGAGATTAAGGCAGTGTTAGAAAACCTTTATAGCAAGATTTTAAATATAGATTATAACCTTTTCGGCTGGGCACGCACAATGTGCAAGTACGGAGACTTTTTCTTGTACTTGGATATCGACGATAAGTTTGGTGTGCAGTCAGTGATCTCTTTGCCAATATCCGAAATAGAAAGATTAGAAGGGAAGGACGCTACAAATCCAAATTATGTCCAATATCAGTGGAACTCTGCCGGCATGACATTCGAGAACTGGCAAATTTCACACTTCCGAGTTTTAGGAAATGATAAACATGCGCCTTATGGCACGGCTATCTTAGATCCATGTCGAAGAATATTCCGTCAGCTTATCTTGGTTGAAGATGCAATGATGGCTTATCGAATTATTAGATCGTCTGAGAGAAGAGTATTTAAAATTGATGTTGGTGCCATCCCTCCTCAAGATGTTGAGCAATATATGGAGAAGATTGTTACTCAATTAAAGAGACACTCGGTTGTAGATCCTAGTAGCGGCAGAGTTGATTTGCGATATAACCCCATGAGCATCGAAGAAGATTACTTTATCCCCGTACGCCCAGGTTCTGCTACTGAGATTACGAATCTCGCCGGCGGTACAAACACAACAGCTATTGACGATGTTAAATATCTGCGAGACAAGCTCTTCTCTGCGTTAAAGATCCCCCAGGCATATCTTGCCATGGGCGAAGGCGCCGCCGAAGACAAGACTACCCTCGCGCAAAAAGATGTAAGATTCTCTAGAACCATTCAGCGACTCCAGAGAGTTATTTCTGCAGAGCTTGAAAAGATTGGTATTATTCACCTTTACACTCTTGGCTTCCGCGGCGATGACTTGGTTAGTTTCAAGACAGTCTTAAACAATCCCTCGAAGATCGCTGAACTTCAAGAGATAGAACATTGGAAGTCTAAATTTGATATCGCAGCTTCAGCAACCGAGGGATTCTTTTCTCGGCGCTGGGTATCTGATAACATCTTTGGATTGTCTCACGAAGAGTTTTTACGCAATCAGCGAGAAATGTTTTACGATCGCAAGCAGGACGCTGCCCTTCAAGCAGTTGCGGAAGCTGCTGCAGCAGGGGAAGCCGGAATGGGCGGAGACTTGGGTGGCGATCTTGGCGGCGATCCTATGGGAGATCTTGGTGGCGATCCCATGGGAGATCTTGGCGGCGAAGAGATGCCGGCAGGTGATGTTGGCGGAGAGGAATCCCCACTGCTGGCAGTCCCTCCCGGAAGTAGAAATTCTCCGAGATTACACGGCGGAAAGAAAAGCCACAGCAAAAAAGTATACTTTCCCGCTAATCGCGATAAGCGTGAAGATGCCGGCTTTGGTAAACATATACAAGGACTGACGAATATGGAGAAGCGAGGAAGAGCCCCCAGAGCCAGAAGCCCGGGCCGCGAAATCGCAAAGATTCCAAGCATGATACCTCTAGCAAAAGGAATCTCAGAAGGTAATTATCCATCCGACGCACCTATTTATAGTTTGAAGGATATCAGAGAGGAAGAAATGATTTTTGAAGTCAACGACTCTCTGCATGGCCTAATATCACTCTTAGAAACAAAAGACAAGCTAATTACGGAGCAAGAAAATGAAGACTAGATATAACAAAAAACGCAACACGGCGTTTGTTTATGAAGCGCTGATTCGGGAGGGCACCTCTGCCATCCTACAACAAGACGATGATCGACGCAGCAAAGTTGTTTCTGTCATTAAGAAGCACTTTAAGCCCGGAACAATATTAAGAAAGGATCTAGAGTGCTACCAGTCCTTATATGAAAACCAAGTAGAAAACAAGGATGATTGCAAGAGTATTCTTAAAGAGGCTCGCCTTCAAAAGAGCTTTTTAAATCCCGAAATATTATTCAAAGAGCAGACTTCCCTGATTCATGATATAAACAAAGAGATTAAAGCTGATGTCTTTGGTAATTTTGTCCCAAACTATAAGTCGCTAGCTAATATTTATCAAATGTTTTCTTTCTCTTCGTCTCCCAAAGACAAGGTTTTGTTAGAAAAACTTGTTATTGGCAACATGCTAATTGAAAAAACAGGTCAAGAAGAGGTGTTGCACATAGACGACATCGTGATAGAATCTTTTGTTAAGAAATTTAATGAAAAATATGACAAGGAATTATTGCAAGAACAAAAAACTCTTTTGAATCTTTATATAAAATCATTTGTAGATAATTCCCTTGAGTTTAAAATTTACTTAAACGAGGAAATTACCCGATTAAAAGAGGGCATCGAATCAGCCAAGACGCTTGAAGAATTTGCGGATGATCCCGACATGCTGGAAAAAACATCTCAGGTTTTGAACAAGCTAGACAGCTTTAAGGAAACAGAGATTAATGAAAATATAATTCTTTCTGTGTTAAAAATTCAATCACTCCACAAGGAAACCATGGAAGATGGCAGT